GTAGGCAAAAACAAGAAAGGAGATGGAAAGAATGTCTAAAAGAATGTTAAATGAAACCCTTGGCACATTGGGATATGATGGCTTGATTTATGACGGCAGACATCCTGTTGATGTCAAAACCGTAAAAATCAGAGCCGGCCAAGGAGAACTGGCAAGAGGGACTGTTCTCGCATTGAGCAGCGGCGCCGGTGGAGACAACGCAATGGTAATTCTCGGCACAACCGCTGGAGAAAATGAGACATTAACACCAGACTGCATTCTTGCAGAACCAGTAGACACAGGGGGAGAAGCAGGAGATCCTGTAATCGGTGTAGCATACAGATCTGGCCACTTCACAAGGCAAAAGCTGATTGTGAAAGAAAGTTACACTTTAAGTGCGAGCGATGAGGCAGAGCTTCGCAAAGGCGGAATCTACCTCAGCGACGCCGTAATATAACATCATAAGGAGGTAAAGAACTATGAGCATTCCAGTTATTTATAGAACCACAACCATGATAGCGGCAATGGAGTTATTGCCTCCTCAAAATACATTTTTGAGGGATAGATATTTCCCTCATGACCCTAGCACTGACCTATTCCCTACCGAAGAAGTGCTGGTGGAATACAGGGAAGGCAATAAAAAGATGGCTCCTTGCGTGCTCCCTAGAAAAGGCGGCATAACCATCGAAAGAGAAGGCTACAAAACTACGAGATATACTCCTCCCTTCATTGCTCCGCAGAGACCTCTCACCATCGATGACCTGAATAAAAAGGGCTTTGGAGAAAATCTGTTCAGCGATAGAACACCGCAGGAAAGGGAAGCTGAAATCTTAGGCCAAGACTTGAGAGATTTTGAAAGAATGATTTCAGCAAGAGAAGAATACATCGCTGCACAGGCAATGTTAAACAACGGATATATCCTTAAGCATTATGCAGACAAATATGGATCCGGCGAATATGAGGAATGGGAAATTCGTTTTTATGATGGAACCAGCAATCCCGGAAGATACACGCCGGACGCAGACTGGAATAGCGATAATGCCGACATCTTCGGTGACCTGCAGGCCATGATTAGGTTACTAACATCCAGAGGGCTCCCGGCAACAGACTTAATCGTAGCTCCTGATGTGGCAGATGTTCTTATTAGCAACGAAAAGATTCAGAAGATGCTAGATAATAGGAACATGAATGTAGGCAATATTGACCCTGCTATGTTACCTGCAGGAGCTGCACATATAGGCAGAATAAACGTATTCGGAAGAGTCCTTGATATCTTCTCCTATGATGAAACTTACGAAGACGAGACAACCGGCCAAAACGTTCCTTATATTCCGGCAGGCCATGTAATATTAACAGCGCCGGGAGCAGGCAGAAGCCTCTATGGAGCAGTAACTCAATTAGAGCAATCCGATGACCGCTTCCATACCTACATGGCAAGAAGGGTGCCTAAATATATCGCAAAATCTGACCAAGACATCAGAGAAATTAAAGTGACCAGCAGACCTCTGTTAATTCCTAGAGCTGCCACTCCATGGATTAGTGCTGAAGTTATCTCTGGCTAAAGCCAGAAAAGAAGAAAAAGGAGGAAACACCATGATTAAAATCGTTAATGGTGTATATGGCATGAAAATAGGTAACAGAGTTATCCCTGTCACCGAAAAAGATGGTCCAATTGAACTCGCTCCGGAAAAGGAGGCAAGACTTGTAAAGAAAGGCGTCGCAGTTTACGTGGATAAACCCACAACTGATGACGCCTTAACTTTCTTGCATAAAGGAGCAGAAAGTGATTCATCAGACAATAGCGAAGTGGAAAAGAAGCTGCCCAAATACAATGAAGATATGACCAGAGAACAGCTCAATAAAATAGCTTTAGAGTATGGAATTAAAGAACCTGAAAAAGCCAGAAATAAAGCAGAGCTTATCTCATGGATTGATGCAGCCGTAAACGGTGAGCCTGATGAAGATGATGACATGCCTCCGGTATTTAACGCAGCCGATGCAGTAGGTGATTGAACATGAAATCCTTCAAGGAGCAGATAACTGCAGATCTCCAAATATTTCTCAATCTGGACCACTTCGCAGAATTGCACACTGTAGAAGACCAAGAAATAAAGGTCGTTCTCGATGACGACAAACTAGTTGAGCGGCAAGGAGGAGCCGAGCTAGGTGTTGCAGAGGCCGACCTTTTAATGTATGCAAAAGCTGCAGATCTACCACCAAGAAAGGCCCCGGGGTCAGCAATAAATATAGACGGCCGAGAATACATCGTCACAGATTGGAGAGAAGATATGGGGCTTGCAACAGTGGCATTAAGGCAAAATCGCAGCATATAAAGGGGGTGGATAAATGTCGATAGTAGACAACCTTGACAAAGTGGCTAAATGGGCACGGGAAAATATATGCACCAAGGTAAAATTAAAGCTTCCGGATGATGACAGAAACGACGGATCCTATACAGTCCAGATGGTATCACCGGAGGCTTTTGTGCTCTATGTGCCGACAAGAGACCGAATGCCACCCAAAGTCACCGCCCCCATTCCTTCTATATGTGTGCAGCTGATGGAAGGCAAAGAAGATCTGAGCAGCCACATAGGAATAATGAAAATGCGTTTTTCCCTCTCGGCATGGAACCCGGGCCTTCATAAAGAAGGCGAACTATTTATGCCATATAGGGATGACGAAGGGAAGCTCTACTATAAACAGTGGACCAGCGATGACAAAAAAGAGAAATTCCAAAGAGATGCAGAAGGCTGGCGTGATGTCTGGAACTTTGCAGACATAACCATACGGGAGCTGGAAAACGCAGAATATATCGAAGGATTAAGGCTTGTTAAAGAGGAGGGAATAACCTACGGACCATATCAAGAGGACGAGGCTTTTACAGATTTCTACCCTTACTGGTTTGCATGGGTAGGTTTTACCCTTGAATACGGCATCACTAGGACGGCTAAAGCATACAAAGATTTCCTATAAAATTGTTAACATCAGAAATTGTCAATTACAAGCAAGTTAGAAGTTTAAAAATAGAGAGGTGAAATGAATGGCGAATCAATATCTTTATGGTGCTTATGGCTACATCGGGGAAACCACTGCCAGAAGCGCAACTCAAGCAGGAACTGTCCCAGTATATATAGGCACAGCACCAGTGAATCTCGTCCGTGGCTTTGCAACTAAAAAGCTGATTAATTACCCGGTTAAAGTTTCAAATCTTCAGGATGCTCAAAATAAACTGGGATATTCAGCGGACTGGGAAAGCTTTACTTTGTGTGAAGCATTTGCTGCACATTTCAACAATCCTTTAGGGAACGTTGGACCAATATATGTAATTAACGTCTTGGATCCTGCCACTATGAAAAAGACAGAACCGACCTCTGTAGGGCTTGTATTCAGCGGAGGACGTGCCGAGTTTAAGAATGACAAAATTATTCTCGACACCTTGGTAATTGAGGATAAAGTGGAGGGCGTAGATTTTGCAATAAGCTATAACTTCACAAAAGGCACAGTAATTATTACATCCTTGAATCCTGACGAACCTCTAACCGGAACACTTACGGCTACATTTGACGAAGTAGACCCGGACAAGGTAACAGAAGAAGATATCATAGGAGGTAAAACGTCATCCGGGGAATATACCGGCCTTGGAGCATTAGACCTCTTATATCAAGAGCATAATGCTGTAGCCAACATCCTAGCAGCTCCCGGATGGAGCGAGATACCGGCAGTATATAACGCATTGATATCTGCCAGCCAGAGAATAAACGGTCACTGGGATGCATTTGTAGTGGCGGATATCCCTATTAAAGACGCATCAGGAGCAGTAGATACCATCGAAAAGGCGATAGCATGGAAAAACACAAACGGATACAGATCCGAAAGATCTAAAGTCTACTGGCCGATGGCAACAAACAATGCCGGCGAGAAATATCATCTTTCCTCCTTGGCCGTGGCCACCATGCAAAGAATAGATTACTCACATGACTCCGTGCCAATGGAAACTCCGGGTAATAAGGCCGTAGCCATTACAAAGCTATACTTCGGAGAAGGAAGCTCCAATATGGGCTATGACCAGCAGACAGCCAATGAATTAACTCAAAAAGGAATAAGCACGGCTGTATACTGGGGAGGTAACTGGGTCCTCTGGGGAGACCATACTGCAGCATACACATATGGAGCAGACGTGGATCCGAGAGCCATATTTGATGTCAGCATGAGAATGCTTATGTATATCACTAATAGCTTCCAGTTAGAGTGGGGAACCAGTATAGACAAACCAATGACCCTGCAGTTAAGAGACACAATCCTTAACAGGGAACAGGAAAAACTCGATGCACTTGTAAGCATGGGAGCACTTATCGGAGAGCCCAAGGTGCTATTCATTGAAACGGCCAACCCGGTCACAGATATGATGAACGGCGACTTCAGATGGGATATTGCTGTTACACCGACGCCTCCGCTCAAGAGCGCTACTGTTTACGTCACATATACTGACGAGGGCTTTGCTGCCTACTTTGGAGGTGAGGAATAATGTGGCTTGATATAAAAGGACCTATAGTAGCCGATACGGTATATTCCGATAATCAACTCTGTGCGAAAGACGTATCCGTGCAGCTCCCGGCAATCACACCACTGGTGGGAGATTTTCAAGCCATGGGCACCATGTCCCTCCCAATAGTAGGTTTGATTGAATCTATGGAGCTAACCATTACGAAGATAGGGGTAGACTTGGGCCTTGGAAGACTAGCAAGATTGCAAAAACAAAACCTAGAGTTTAGATGGGTCCAGAATGTAGTTAAAGCGGATGGAACCACGCAACCTGAAGGATGTAAGGCATTTATTAGAGCAGTGCCCAAGAGCATACCCGGGCCAGCCTTAGAGATTGGATCTGCCACTGAAAATGAATTAACCTACGAAGTTACAAGATATCAGCTCTTTGTAGGTGGAGTAGAGCTTATTCTGGTGGACAGGTTAAGCCAAATCCTACGAATAAATGGAATAGATTATTATTCAAAAATTCAAAGTTTATTATAATAATGCCTCCGGAGAACGGGGGCTTTTTAGATTTTAGAAAGGAGAGGATTTAATGCTAAAAGGCACAATAGCGCTCCGTAACCCCATCACCATAAATGGAAAAATGGTTAAGGAACTTACATATGATGCCAATGAGATAACACCAGCAATGTTCGCTGAAGCAGACGCAAGAAAAATGTTAGCTTCAGGGGCTAAAAGCGGTAATCTTTCAGGAGCTGTAGAGCTTGACTATGGACTGCATTTATATCTCGGATTTGCAGCGATTATAGCGGTTAATCCAGAGATTGATTTTACTGATCTCGAAAGAATAAAAGGCCCGGACGTCATGCAGGTGATGAAAGTAGGCAGAAATTTTATTATAAGCTCGGCGGTCTCAGAGGAAGACAGCTCAGACGAGCAATCAGAGATTACGCCAGAGCTTTCCACACATCAGTCACAGACCTCGAAAGAAAAAGAGTAATCGACTTTTTGACTGAATATTACGAAGCGGCACAGGATCTGCAAGAACAGGCCCGACGCAGAGAGCAAAGGGGGCCTGTTTTTATTAAGAGACCGAGGAGGAGGTGAGGTAATTGGCCAAAAACAAAATTTTACAAACTATCATCCAGATTGCCGGAGAAATAAGCCCGACATTAGGTAAAACGATAGAAGATGCAACTGATAAGCTAGGAGGGCTAAATATAAAAGCGCTTGCAGTCGGTGCTGCTGTGGGTGGCATTGCTGTGGCCACAGGCAAAGCGGTTATGGAAGCTGGCAAATACCTCACCGACCTCGGTTCTCAATTTGATGCAGCAACTGATGCTATACGAATAGGGACCGGGGCGACGGGTGAGGCATTGGATGGATTACTGAAAGACTTTGACGAGATCTATAAAAGCGTGCCTACTTCCATGGAGGCTGCCAGCACTGCTGTAGCTGATTTTAATACTCGCCTTGGATTAAGTGGCCCAGTGCTTCAGGAATTATCTAAACAAGCTATACAGGTAAGCGACATGCTGGGCGATGACCT